TCCGAAATGCGGCATACACACCACCCTCTACTGTTTACATTGGTTTGTACACATCAGCTACGGGTGCAGGCGGTACGGGTACAGAAGTCTCAGGTAATGGCTACACGCGCAAAGCTATGGCATTTGATGCGTCTTCTGGTGGTGCAATCGACAACACAAGTGCAGTCGAGTTTCCAACGGCTACAGGTAGTTGGGGAACCATCACGCATACGGCAGTATTAGACGCGGCATCAAGTGGCAATATGCTTGCTGAGAATGCGTTAACAGCGAGTAAAGCCATTGGCAGTGGTGATGTATTCCGATTTCAGGCAGGCCAATTTGACATAACTCTGACCTAACAATGAATGGTTATGGAGCCGCTAATTACGGCATTAACATTTATGGTCAGGCTTATTATGTAGACGCTGCGGCTGTTATTAATGCCGCTTCATCGGTTGCTGCTGCTGGTGAACGTGTTGGTCAAGGCATTGTAGTCATTCAAGCGGTATCGGCAGTTGCAGCAAATGGTCAGAAGCTTGGTAATGCCATTGCAGTAGTTAACGCAGTAAGCGCAGTAAGTGCAGTTGGACAAGTTGTAGCGGAAGGTTCTGCTGTTATCAATGCTGTATCAGCAGTTACGGCTACGGGTGTATTTGCGGTGTCTGCAAGCGCAGTTATTAACGCTGTGTCAGATGTTGCTGCTAATGGTACGGCTAAAATGAGTGGTTCGGCTGTAATTAACGCGGTATCAAGCATGACGGCAACAGGACGTTATAAATACGAGCCATTGCCGATTGATGTAGCAACGTGGGCTACTAAGCCAACAGATAGTGCAACCTGGACAACCTTGTAAAAAATTAACAAATAGGATTATTTAAATGGCAGATTCAACTACAACTAACTACGGCTTAACTAAGCCAGAGGTAGGCGCATCAGAGGACACCTGGGGAGCTAAAGTCAATACAGATATGGACTTGATTGATACTCAGATGAAGGCTAGTGCTAATGCTATAGTTGCTACTGTGGCTGTTGCTAACGCTGCTTTACCCAAGGCTGGCGGCACGATGACAGGTAACATAGCTACGAAAGGTATCACTAGTGTTACTCTAGGCACTTCAAACTTTGTGGCTGGTGTTAACGCAGGTAACTCTATTGTATCTGGTGGGGATAATAACACCGCAGTTGGTGACGCTGCTGGTACAGCCATCACTACTGGTGATAGAAACACGCTTATTGGAAAGCAGTCAGGTTCTGCTATTACAACAGGTGGTAATAATACTGCCGTTGGTTACAACACTCTTTCTTCAAATACGTTAGCAGACAGAAACGTAGCCATTGGTGAAGGTTCCTTAAAAACTCTAAATGTTACTAGCAACGCTGACACTTATAATACTGGCGTTGGTTTTAACTCAGGTGCATCAATAACCACAGGCGTACAAAATACCCTTATTGGTGCGTTAGCAGGAGATGCAATAACAACAGGCTCTAGTAATGTTGCCAGTGGTTACTTAGCTTTATCAGCTAACACAACAGCAAGTAACAACACTGCGGTTGGTACGACTGCTTTAGACGCTAACACTACAGGTGCTAATAATACTTCCGTTGGTAAAGATGCTTTAGGGGCTAACACGACCGCTAGTAACAACACAGCAGTTGGTTATTTTGCTTTATATTCTAACACGACAGGCACTAGCAACACTGCGTTAGGTTCAGACACTTTAACTCTAAACACGACAGGAGCTAGCAACACTGCCGTTGGTAAACAGGCTTTAGATGCTAACACCACAGGTGGTAGTAATGTTGCAATGGGGTATCAAGCATTAGACGCTAATACCACAGCTCATAGCAATACAGCAATAGGAACAAAGTCCTTATCTGCTAATACTACAGGTGAAGAAAACACAGCAGTAGGAGAATTTGCTTTATTTACTAACACCACAGCAAGCAACAACACCGCAATAGGTAAAGCTGCTTTAAAACTCAACACTACAGGACACAGTCTCACTGCTGTTGGTAGAAGTGCTTTAGCTTCTAGCACCACTGGTAACGCCAACACTGCCCTTGGTAAGTCTGCATTAACAGCTAACACTACGGGTGGCGCCAACACTGCCCTTGGTGAGTCAGCTTTGGGTTATGTTACTACAGGTAGTGAAAACATAGCTATTGGTAATCAATCAGGATGGTGGGGGTCAACACCAATTACTACTGGCTCTAATAATGTTTTGGTGGGTGATTACGCTTACGTTACTACCTCAGCCACAAATAATGCTAACATATTTGGTTACAACGTAGGTGGAGTGTCAGGGTACACAACTATTGGTTTTGCTGCTAACGACATAAGAGCATCCCATGGCAACACATCATGGGCAACAGTCTCAGACGAGCGTTATAAGAAAGACATAACTACGTCTACGGCTGGTCTAGCTTTCATTAACGATCTTACCCCACGCACTTGGAACTACAAGACGTTAGGTGAACTGCCTACTACCTTCAATGCTTATAAAGCAGACTCCACTAAAGTATTCAAAAACACCCAGACTAACCACGGCTTTATAGCCCAAGAAGTTAAGGCTGTTATTGATAACCACTCTGAAATTAAAGACGGCTTTAGACTATGGGATGATCGTGATGATGGTTCACAGGAAGTAGCAGAAGCAGCATTGATTCCAGTATTAGTAAAAGCAATACAAGAATTATCAACCCAAAACGCAGCACTCGCTGCACGTATCACAACACTAGAAGGATAGACCAATGGATGAATTAACAGCAGTAGAAATCGCAGCAAACTACTCAGCTTGTGGTGATTCAGTAGCACTAATCAATGGCAGCCAGCCAGAAGGAATGTCTGATGAAGATTGGGCAGACTGTGTGGCTCGTAACAAGGAACATCTAGTTATTATGTTGGCTAAAGACTACTGGACTACAGAAGATATGACTGCTATGACGGCGGCTGCTGCTTAAAGGAACAAACATGGCTATAACCTATCGCGGTGAGAAGTTTTCAGGCTACAACAAGCCTAAAGCGTCTGCTAAAGGCACAAAGAGCCATGTAGTGCTGATCAAAGACGATGGTAAAGACCGCATGATTCGCTTTGGCGAAAAGGGTGCTAGTACAGCAGGCAAGCCCAAAGCTGGCGAATCAGAAGCTATGAAAGCCAAGCGTAAGTCATTCAAGGCTAGGCATGGGGCGAATATAGCCAAGGGCAAAACCAGTGCGGCATTTTGGTCAGCAAAAACGAAATGGTGAGGAATTAGCATGAGCCTTTACAGAAACATTGCTGCAAAAAAGAAGCGCATCAAGGCTGGCTCTGGCGAAACAATGAAGAAGTCAGGGGCTAAAGGCAGGCCCACAGCTAATGATTTTAAACAAGCCGCTAAGACAGCAAAACCAGTTAAAAAGGCTAAGAAATAATGGCGTTAATTCCACTAGATTTGCCAGCAGGCGTTTACCGAAACGGCACTGACTTGCAAAGCCAAGGGCGGTGGCGTGATTCTAACCTGGTACGTTGGTTTGATAACACCTTACGGCCTATAGGCGGCTGGCGTACTCGCAGCGATACCGCTAGTGCAGGGCAAGTGCGTGGCATGAAGTCTTGGATTGCTAATAATGCTGATCGCTGGATTGCAGCAGGTAGTTACAACAAACTATACGCCTATAGTGGCGCAGGCACTCGTTACGATATTACTCCAAACGGATTAACGGCTGGCAATGAGAGCGCACTTACGCCAGTTGGCTATGGTAATTCATTTTATGGGCGTGAATATTACGGCACACCAAGACAAGAATCGGTGACCATCACGCCAGCTACAACATGGTCAATGGATTCATTTGGTCAATTTTTAGTGGCCTGTTCAAGCAAAGATGGAAAAGTTTATCAGTGGCAATTAAACACTTCAACAAAGGCCGCATTGGTAGCTAATGCACCCGTTAACAATCGCTCTATTTTAGTGACAGAAGAAAGGTTCTTAATGTGCCTTGGTGCTGGCGGCAATCCTCGCCTGGTGCAATGGTCTGATAGGGAAAACAACACAGTATGGACACCAGCCGCAACAAATGAAGCTGGTAGCCTAGAACTACAGACAACGGGCCGTATTCAGTGCGGTGTGCGAGTTCAGAACCAAGCCTTAATCCTGACCGACATTGATGCTCATGTCGCTACTTACTCTGGCCCACCCTACGTTTTTGGCATTGAGCGTATCGGTACATCGTGTGGAATTGTATCGACACAAGCGGTGGCTGTTGTAGACAAGGGTGCAATATGGATGGGTAGCCGTTCATTTTATACCTACAGTGGTGGTGCGGTTAGCGAAGTTAATTGTGAGGTAGCTGATTATGTATTTTCTGATATTAACCAAAGTCAAATTAGTAAAGTAGCGGCAGTATCCAACGCAAATTTTGGTGAGGTTTGGTGGTTCTATCCCTCCGGAAGCAGTAACGAAAATGACCGATATGTTGTTTATAACTACAATGACAATACTTGGGCTATAGGCGTTTTAGCGAGAACTTCTGGTGTAGACGCAGGCGTATATCGTCAGCCCATTATTGCCTCTGCAACCGACAAGAAACTTTATGAGCATGAAATTGGCTTTA